TATCTTCATCTTTTCTTTTGTTATCATCAGCTGAATCTTTGAAACCAGGTGTTTTCTTTTGTTCTTTATTTATTTGACTCTCTATTAAATCACCTACTATTTTTTTAGCTTCTTTCTGTTGATCATCAGTAAGTTTTGGTACTGGCTTATCTCCCGACATGTCTACTTTTATAAAGTTTTCTTTAGTTACAGTAGGATCTTTTTTTTGCGCTTCTTCAAGAGTTCTTCCTAAAACATAACCTTGATCAGTCAATATTTGAGTCATGTGATATTCATTACTTGTCAGCTTGTCAATACTTGCTTGTTTCCATTTAGGATAACTAGCAGCAGTAGTAAAATCTTCAATAGTTTCAACAACACCATTTTTATATCTAGTAGCTGTAATGTGTTTACCTATAAAATCTACCTCTTTATTAATTAACGCTGAGGTGTCTCTTTTCTTTTCATCAAAATTCATTCTAGAGTTTATACTTGCAGGATTACCAAAAGCTCCAGGGTTTTTCAAAGCATTTGGCATTACTGTATAATTACCATTTTTATCTTTCCCCATACTAACAACTTGTATTTGACCGTTAGCTGGGTTAGTCATTATAGTTTTATCTTTTAAGTTTCCAAACGAAGCTATGTCTTCAGCTGTGAAAGCATCTAATGCGGACTGAGTACCGGCTTCTAATGCCTCCATTTTTGCTTGATTCCATTTGTCCCAGTTTTTAACTACGTTACCAAACTCTGAGTAACCATTTTTTTGTGACTGTAAAAACAACGAATAATCTTTTGGTTTTCTTAAACCTCTTTTTACTAAAGCAGCTTCTCTAAATAAATATTGTTTTGAATTATCACTAGCCTCCATAATAATTTTATTTAAAGACCTGTCATTTACATCAGGTAGTTTGTTTAATTGATCCATCTGATCTTGAGTCGCTTTATCAATAGCGTCCCTTTCAGCCACTTTTAAATCTCTTAAACCTTTTAATTGTTTACTAATAGTAGTCGCTACTGTTCCCCAATTGATTTGTGGATCACTATCTAGACCTTGGTATACTGAATATTTATTTCCTTTTTCTGCCATAACGTTTTTTTACTATCCTAAATATACTGGTGCTGATATTCCAGTACCTGTAGACGCAGGAACTACCCCTGAAGATGTTACAGGTGATACTGATGAAACAGGTTGAACTATCTTGTTTATAAAATCAAAATCAAATTGTTCGGTTTTTATTTGTTCCATTATAACATTTAAATCCGCACGACTCATGTTTTCTATATTAGGGATTTGTGATAATCTGTCGAGAATAGCTGTATCGTCTAAACCTTGTAAGTTTAATTTTGATTTGTCCGCTGCGCTAATTGAACCTAATAATTTACCAGCTCTTCTATCTGCTTTGCTTTTTCCAAATGCTGGAACCAAATCAGATGCCGCTCCTGCTACCGCACCAAAACCTTCTACAGCTTGTTGCATTCCTTGACTTTCAGCTCGCCTTGCGTCTCTTGCCATCATAGATTGATCAGCAGCTGCTCCTACGTTAATATCTATTAATTGTTGGTTAACATTTTGTTTTGCATCAGCTTTCATTTTATTGTTTTGATATAAAGCTTCACCCATTGCAATACGAGTTTTTTCTCCCTGGTTTGCAGCCAAAGCGCCTACTCTACCTACACCAGATGCAACTGATCTTGCATCTCCTTCTTGTAAAGCTTGAAGTCCTTGTTTTTGTTGTTGTAATTGTTCTTCAAATTGTTTGTTAAAAGCGTCTAATGGAACGTTAACTCCTTCATAATAGTTTGCTTCAGCTTTTCTTTCAGCTTCTTTCATTAACTGTTTTGATTCTCTTTCAGCTTTTGCAGCCGCTCTTCTGGCTTTCCCTGCGTTTCCTAAGCCAATACCTACGCTTCCGAGTCCTATGGCTGCTGATGTTATTCCTAATGCTAATCCTGACATAATAATTTTTTTTTATTAATTACCAATTGTGGTAAATCTTTATAATTTAAAGTATACACATCTTTTTGTGCATCCTTTATTTCTGTTTTATCGGTGCGATAAACACACACCCATTTACAATCTTCATGCATATACGCAACTCTTTGCGTTCCAATCTCCGTCATCACCTTCATAGGAGCTTTAATTTTTTTAATCTCTCCTGCATCCGTTAAGATTGACATCTCACCTTCTAAAAAAAAAGAAGGATGATTTTGTTTATGTATAAAACTCACTACCAAAGAACCTTTAGGCATAAATATTTCTCGAGTATATAAACCATCTTTTAAATCATGCTTTACAGGGAACACTTCATCCATTGCATCTGTACTGTGTTCTACTGCTCCTTCTACTTGACTTAATTGGTTTCTAAACGTTTCAATATTTTCCCACAACAAACCTCTATTCGTATGAACATAATTTAATAAAAGTTCTGGAGAATCTTTTTCAGTAAAAATTTTTCTCACTACTTTTTTTAAACTATTAATTAAGTTCATTAGTTAACAAAGATACTAAATTCTAAGGATAACTTTTCATGATGTCACTACCCACAGAGAAGAGTTCAACTGGGCTGGTGTTACTGTTTGTTAAAGTAAATTCCATGTAATAACCTAGAACACCATGCGATTCTGCAACGCTATTTTTATAAGACATTATAAAATTTCCTTGTACAGGGATATATGCACCTTGTGCCGAGGCATCTACAGTTATTGTAGTGGCCGTCATTGATGTAATATACCCCACTAACTCAGGATTTGTCTTAGCATAGATAGCGTCACCTATACTTAGAATACTTCCTAAAGGTTCTGTGAATGTTATAACTGTAGCGTTTGCAGGGCCAGCAACTGCTGTTGCAGAACCTAATCCATTTGCAGATCTGAAGTTCCAGTTTACAGTGTCAGCCTTGCTTCTAATATATGTAAACCATTCTCCCTCTTTCTTTTCAAAGTATGCGCTTGCCATAGATCCGCTGTTTAAATCTGTGTTTAAATCAGTGACAGTCCAGCTGTCATCACTTTCTAGAGATAATGTTTTAAATAATTTTATATCTAATGTTGGCTTAGGATTAAACACACTAGTAATAGATGATGTTCCTTGAATGCCATAATAGTTATTACGCAAAGAGTTAGTATTGTGTTGATATAAATTACCTCCTTTAAAAGAATAGAAGTAACTATTCATGCCAATCATAAAATCTGGATAGAAAGTATAGAACGATGGCCATCCTTTACTGCCGTCACTATATGATAATGTTTGTAATGTTTCTATTGCCATATCTTTTTATTTTAACATAATTGAGGATAGCCAAAATTCACAACACCACTGCTGTTTACTTCAATATATTCTCTGTTATTACTTCCAGTTCCAGTTAAATAATAATAACCACCAACTAGAGTGGTTGTTCCACCAGAATTACTGTAACAAGTATCACCTGTTGCAGGTAATGTACCGCTTCCATCATGGTAGTAAGTTTGATTTGCAGGAGGATTAGATCCGTCGAACGGACATACTCCGTTAAAGTTACTCATAGTCGACGAGCTATATGATGTTAATGATGCTGGGCAATTAGTTACTGACGCAACTACACCTGAACCGCCTGTTATTTGCATATAAATCCCACTTCCAGTTGTAGCAATTTTATAAAAACCATTACCTAAAACTGTTGTTTTACATAAATCACTATAACATACATCTGTTGCAACCGGGGGTTGACCGGAAGATCCGTTATGGTAATAAGTTTGATTTATAGTTGCAGAACACGCATTAGTAGAAGTGGCTTGAACTGAACTAGATGTAAACGCTATTCCTACTGAAATTGTACCAACACTAGCAACAACACCTGAACCACCTGTTATTTGCATAAACGTAGTTGAAGTTAGCTTATAATATCCATTCCCTAAAACATTTTGTCCAGGATCTGAATAACATACGTTAGTTGCAACAGGCGTACTTCCTGAGCCTGTATGGTAATATGTTTGATTTATTGTTGCTCCACATGCAGCTGACTCGCTTGTTTCTACCGTAGAAGAACTGAATGTTGTACACTCACAAGTATATGTTGTACTTAAAACAGGTGTGCTAGGCGCACCCGTTTGTTGTCTAAATGTATTGCTAGACGTTTTGTACCAACCGTTTGGAGCCGCTGTTGTCAATGCCGCATTTGTATATATGGCTGTAGCGGTTGCAAAGGAAGTTGTATTTAAAAAGTAGGTTCCTTGCGTGGGCATTTATTTTATTTTATTTATGGGGCACAATTGCTTATTCCCGCTACATACCCGTCTGTTCCAGTAATATGAATCTTTTTATCAGTTCCACCATCTTCGTAGTGATAATGTTTTGGATCAGCTACCGCTGTACCTGCTGAGTTTGTAAACATTGTGTCACCTGCTGCTGGATAAGTTCCGCTTCCATTATGATAGTAAGTTGTTCCTGGCGTTAATGCACATACTCCAAGGAAGTTACCACCTATTGTAGCTGTAAACGATGTTAAACTTGAACATCCAGTACAACATACATCATCTGCACTTGTTCCTACACATAAGCTAATTGAAGTTGCACAATCTGAACATGTAGTTTGTGTTCCTAAAGTTCCTGTTCCTCCTGTTACTTCTCTATAAACAATAGCTCCTCCGTTACCAGGGTTAAATGAATAGAATCCATTACTTGCTACTGTAGTTCCGTCAGCAGTGCTATATAATATTGTTGAAGCTGCAAAAGTTGTTTGGTTCATGTAATATGTACCTGACACACCTGTACAACATCCTATTGCTGCTGTACTACCAAATGTTAACCCTACTGCTGGGAAACATGTAGCACATGATACTGCTGTGCTTAATCCTGAACCATCGGTTGCGTTACTTGTTTTCTCTCTGCTTTGAGAAGAATATGAATAAAATTGATTAGCTGCAAAACTACTCAATAATGGGTTTGTATAAATACTTGTTGTTGCTGTAAAAGAAGTTTCTACATAAAATGATGAAGTAGTTCCAGAACAACATGCTGCGAATGCTGAAGCTCCGTAACCTAAAGTCAAGACAACTCCACATGTAGTACATGCAGCTGAAGTTCCTAGCGTACCATTACCTCCAGTCACTTCTCTATAAACATTGTTATTATCCTTATACCATCCGTTAGGAGCAGCTGTTGTTAATGTTGCTTCTGTATATATATTTGTAGCAGTATTGGCATTTCCTGAAGCCCAAACTGTATCATTTAAAAAATAGGTTCCCTGCGTTGGCATAAAGTAATAATTTTATTCTTGTAAATTTACAAAAAAAAAATATAATATCCTTAAGGTGGATTAAGGAGTTACGCAAGGTTCAAGTAACGCTACAAACCCTGTATTGTTTGTAATTCTAAAAAATGTACTTGTTCCAGACGCATTAGTATGATAATAATCATTAGCTAAAGGGTTTACACCATTAGCATCAGAGTAGACTAGTTCGCCAGCGGCTGGTATAGTTCCAGATCCGTTATGATAATATGTTTCTGTATAATTAGTGTCTCCACATATTCCGTTAAAAGTTCCTCCTATTGTTGCAGTAAAAGCAGTGAGTGTTGTGCCGCAACCAACACAGCATACTTCAGATGCTGAAGTAGAGTCGTAACATAACGACAATGCGTCTCCACAGGTTGGACAATTTGCAGCTGCTTGAAGAATACCATTTACTTGTCTACGAGCAATAGTACCTAAAGAATAATAACCGTCAGCAGCTAAAGTGTTTAGCGCTTGATCAGTGTATAAAGAAATTGCATTTGCAAAACTTAATCCATCAAAGTAATATGTTGCTCTTGTTGCCATAATCTATTTAACAATTTTGTAATCCATTTCCGTCTATATCTCCTGAGCCGTCAGTTCCAAACCATACGTTAGCAGCTCCATTAGTTCCTACGCTATATAATAACACTATACCTGTAGCAACAGTTCCTGTGTTATCACTATATATAGTAGTTCCAGCACCGTCACTTGGCCCTGTTCCTGATGTAGTATAATATACTTCGTCTAAAACTCCAGAATACATACACGCTGTTTGAGGGTTTGCTTGTTGCTTAGTGTTGAACGGATAGTAAGTTACCGTAGGGCATGTTACTACCGCATATACTTGTCCAGTACCTAAGTTTAAGTTAATAAATTCTGTTGAAGATATTCTGTAGTATCCGTTAGTCAACTTAGTTTGTCCTTGATCTGAATAACAAAAGTCTCCAGCTTGAGGCGCTGCATTTGCCCCAGTATGATAGTATGTCTGATCTATTGATTGTGTACAGATAGTTGATATTTGCGGATCATTTACACTAGAATTAAATGCCTTGATCGCACAACTTCCATTACTCACAACCACTCCGCTACTACTAACTTGTATCCACTCATTATTACTTCCCACTTCATAGTATCCAGATTGTAATCTTGTGCTTGATGCACTGTCATCGCATGTTGAAGAAGAATAAACAGTATCTCCAATTGAAGGTAATACATTCACACCATCATGATAATATGTTTGACTTGCAGGCTGTACACACGCTATAGCTATAGAAGCTTGTACTGTGCTTGATAAATATGGTGTACAGAAATCTCCACAACCACAACACGCATCACCAACTACACTAGCATCATAACAGAACGAAGCAGAGTTTGTTGTTCTGTAATCGTATATTAAATATAAGTATTGGTTTCCAACAGGTAAATTGATTGAAGATATTGTTGCTTGATACAATCCACTTGAAGGACTGTTTACAGCTGAGTTTGGCACTGTAGTTGCAGCCGCCAATAACGCATTTATATCGGTACTGTTATTATCGTATAAAGTGTTTGACGACAGCCATGCGAAATTATCATTATTTACAACCCATGTATAGTCATCAAAATTAATTTTATTTGACCTTACCGTTACGTTAGATCCTGAGTATGGGTATACACCTATTGATCTTGTTCCTGATTGTATAAAATATTGTGAAGCTATTTGAACGTCTGATCCAAAAGTCATCATGTTTGATGCTACTGGACTTGAAATGTTTGCGTCGTCCCATTTAAATTCGTTATGAATAAACTTACCAACATCTTCGCTTGAACTTATACCTACCTGAACCACTACTAAAGAAGTTTCTGTAGGACAGTTACATGTTATATCATAGTCGGCTGATGGATTTGGTGTAACTGTAACTAAAACAGTTGTTGGATTATTTTTAGTTTTATTAAAATTTAAACTTCCACTAGTTGTAGCATCAGTTACTGAAGCTACTTGAGTGCCATCCCAAACCATACTTACACTCATAGTTCCTGACGCAATAGTATAATCAAACACTACGTTACCAATTACATTCCCTATTTCTACTGTATATTCTTGAGCGCTTGTAGAGTTTACTAATGATTTTTGTGTTCCACAAGGCAATATTACCGGAGGTAATGGTACCGTGTCTCCGTTTGTGCTTAATACATATTCGTCCATGTAAGGATCATAAGCTCCTAGTTTTTGAGTATTTAACTGAACATTAAATTGATCTCTAAACCATGATCTCATTCCAGTGTCAGATATAACTTCTAACGCATCATTATTAGCTGATGTACCTTTTAATTTTATTACAGCAGTTCTTTTAGTGTCGGTAAAATACATGTCATAACCCCAAGAACTAAAACTTTCTGGATTATAACTAATACCGTACTCTTCTATTCTAGCTATTTGTGTTCCTAAAACTTGAGGTACTGAAGCAATTACACCACCACCTGTTGAATCACTAATAAGATTTTTTCCAGTTAACACATAACTAATCTTATCTTCTTGCAATACAAGAATATCTGTTTCTCTTGAATGCAGTTTCATTATAGGGCCAAAGCTAGTTTCTAAATCTTTATAATTAACCAACCCTAAATTAAACTCATTTAAGTTATTTAAATTAGAATTACTACTATAAATACCACTGTATGTTAATTCAGCAAATCTATCTGCTTCTTTAAAATCTTCTTTTGACACCGCTAAAACTCTTTCTCCTAAGTTTACAGCTTGACCATCTAATGCATCTAATATTTTATAACTTTCTACTCCGTTTCCAAAAGTGTAACAATTAAAAAACGGTAGCGTTACAATAGCGTCTTGCGTTGCAGTTTGAGCTTGGTCTCCATCACCATTACCACCCATGTGATAACCACCTATAACGTCATAAGATTCAGATGAATCATAAAATAAATTAGGATCAGCATCAGCAGGTTTTGTTTCCCAAACAATTAAATTATTAGCTCTAGTAACTACTATCTCAGCTTCCATAAACCAAGTTTTACTTCCGTTAGCACACGCAATTACACCACTTCTACAAGCTAAATATAATGGAGAAGCTGCGTCGCCTGGGATTGCTTGCCAAAACTGGAAACTAGGAGTCCATGGCGCCGGACATTGCACAGCTCCAGGACTAGTAGCGATTGTATTAATGAAAACAGGATTTTGTAATCTTCCATCCCCATCGTCAATAACATCCCCTGCTGCTGGGTTTATAAAATCTCCTTGAAACCAAGCGTGTAAATCATCATAATCTTGTGAAGCAACATAAGTGTTTTCCCATATATAATCTATACCAGGACAACCGCTTGCATCATGCCTTCCTATTCTCCATTTTATTTTTACACTAGACTGTGCTGGTATTGTATAGTTATCAGTAACACTATTAGAGTCAGTAGTAAAAGCTGGATACTGTAAATAAGGAGTACAATAAGATCTGTTAGTACCTGAAGCAGTTTTTTCACCCGCATCAACAACAGCGTTCGAGTCTAAATTAATACTAAAGTTTTGAGCTCTAATTTGCATATAAAGCCCTGCTAGCTGATTAGAATCAGTAGGTGCTTCACCTTCAACTTCTAAAAAATTTGATGATTCAGCGCTAACATCTAACACTTGACATGTAACCTCTCTATTTAAAGGCCCGCTTGCGTCAGTCTTAACAATTAATATATCACCTTTTTGTACTTTGTTTTGATTATCACCTTCTAGCTTAAAGTATATAACTCTTGTTGTTTGGCTCTGATAATAAAAACTAGAGTATATTGTCTCATATCCTCCTTCACTTGGTTTTAAAACAAACTTATATTTTGTAGCCCATGCAGGTGGATAATTCTCTACATTAACTTTTATTTTATTTTGATCAACAGAAGCAGAAGCTGGAACAAAAGTTGTATTAAACTCCGACACTAATACTGTAGAAGCCCTACCATAATCGTCCATATATACAATTCCTGTTTCATAATCTCTATTACTATGCAAAGATGATGTGTCTTGACTAGAAGTAAAAGTTCCCTGACCTCTTGTAAAATAAAAATATTCATACACATCAGTCGTGCCTGAATTATACTTCATAGCCAACACCTGTAAGGAAAATACATTTGATCCTACTGTAGATCCTATTCTAAAACCTTGTTGTGTTTGAGAATCTATACTACTGTTTGATTTAGTAAATACACAATTAGTAGGCACTATTGTAACAGTGTTAAATAAGTCTGTTAACGAATTACCTTGAGTCGATGTTGCTAGAGGTTGAAAATTAGTATTCAAAACCGTACCAATACGTTCAGCAAATTCTAGTGAATTTACCATTTCATACACTGAAGTATAATCTCTATTTACTGGAAATATTACAGATAATTCAAACGGAGTGTTTTCAAATGCTGAGTCATAACACGCATCACCGGTATCTCCATTTAATTGAGAATGTTGTATAAATACTGTAAAAGCTAATGAAGATCCTTTGACTAGTCTATTAGCAAAATCACTTAAATCAAAACTAATTTTAGAATTTTGTACAGTTGTGTTTGTGTTAGGATTTATAGTATATACAGCTCCTGTCGACATTGTTGCCTCTGGCAAGTCGTCAAATAATATATCGTTAGTAAATAATGATGTTGTAAAGTTAATAGGTATATCTTGTCCAGCTGCATTTATTATATCATACCCATCAGTATAGTTACCATAAATTAACCTATTACCTTGTATTGTTTGAGCTTGTGCAACTTTAGGAACATTATCATATAATCTTAATAACTCATCACTTCCTATTACAGTATATATTTTACTGTTTGTAAAAGTATATGTTTGTTTTGAATTATTAGCCCATCCATAGTCAGATTTCTTAAACCTTTCTATAACATAAATAGAATTACTATTACTTGGTTTAAATAATAAATCAACCTCAATAACTTTATCTGATCCAGTTTCAAACTGTACCTCAATAGAGTTATATATATTTTTCATTGAAGCATTATTAAAATTGTTTACATCAAAATCAAAAGGCCCTGGTTGAAAAGCTGCTGTAGAAAACAACGACGTTGCGCTATATTCATTGTTTACATACCTATATCTATAAGCAAAAGTTATGAATCTAGTTTCTAAATAATTTTCTTCTCCAGGAACGTTTAAAAACTCTACGCTTGGCGCAGGCAATGTGTCTAAAGAATCAAACCCTGGTGGTTTTAAAATAACACTAATGTCAGTTTCTTTAATACCATCATTTACCCCTGCCGGATCTGGATAGTTTTGAGTTACATTTATTTTTCTAGGAGGATTTTTGTCGTCTGTCCAAAAAAGTAAATCTTCTATTTTGTTTACTCCAGTAATTAAAAACTTAGGATCAAACTTTAATACTTGTTTACTAATAACATGATATGTTATAGCTTGTGATTGTACATTAAAAGAAACAATTAAGTCTAACTTACCGCCTACAACAGGATTGTTTGCGTCATGAATAAACCAATATATAGTTTCTTTTGATCCATCTTGATAAGCTCCAATACATATTGCTGAATTAGATAAGTTTTGACCGCCATAAGCTAATGTAGTTAACTGCGTGTTACCTTTTGAATTTTCTAAAGCACCTATCTCAGTGGTTTCTGTAGATCCTAATCTTACGTTAATTGCATTAACATATTGGCCTGGAGGAACAAGACGTTCATCAACGCTCTTATTCATTTTACCCGCAACAAAATTTGTATTTACTATCGGCATCTTACTTTAACCATTTATCCTGGCCTCTCAAACTCATTAAAAGGCGACCAGGGTGAATATTACTTAATCTAATTTTTGCATTTCTTAACAACGATGACTTATCTTTCCTTGCTCTATTTACAATATATTCTTGTACCCCTAATCTACCATTTAAAAGAGAATATTTTACATAAGCATATAAATATTCTTCAAACAATTTATTAACGCTGATGCTTCCGTCTTCACCATTCTCCATACCATCTGAAACATACTCTACAACAACTGAAGCTCCGTTACCTATAGAGCTAAAATTAATAACTCCTCTTTGTTTGTCTATACTAAACGTTGGATTTGCGTTAGCTGTTTCGGTGTTTAAACCAAATCTTGCTCCTATTCCAAAGTCAAAATACCAACAGCCATCTACATTCCATCCTGATTGATTGTTATATGCGCTACTTTCATTTAAATAAATGGTTTTAGCTCCGCTAGTAAAAGACATGTCTAGTTGTGAAAACTGTGGCTTTAATACATTACCATCTTGATCATATATAATCTTAGCATTATTGTCTTGTAAGTATGTTGATGCCCATCCTGTTTGTATGTTTTCTGTTAAAGGATATAATACGCCATTTAAATATTGTGATATTCTTACCCAGTTTACATAGTCAGAGGGTAATATAAATCTCAAGTTATCATCTAAATCCATTTGTAATACTTTCACTTCTTTCATGGCATCATAATTCAATTCTTGAATTCCTCTTTTAGCGTGAAATAAAACTTGGTATCTATTTAAATTATTAATTAATTCATGATTACCTTGATACATTAACATGAAATTATTTACAATATCATTTAATGAAACGTATTGGTATGATCCCCAATTTTTATCTTGAGGTATTGCTCCTGAATTTGCGTAATATGCGTAGTCATTTATATAAGCCATATCTTACGTTTGTATTTGGTTATTTTGTACTTCTTCTTGTTTACCAAACTGATAAACATCTCCTTCTCTAATCTCTATACCTATATACTGACATATTTTAGCTACAATACCAGGTTCGTCTGAAGAAGGTAATTCAAAGTCTTGATAATCTGCCTGATTAATGTCAAATAATGGCTCACCAGAACTAAGTGTTTGGTACGTCCATTTGGGCGATAAAGGGTATCTAATATATTCAGCAGTTACACTTCCATTGTTTGTTATTGTTGTAGGATAAACCGTGATCGTATTACCTAATTGACCAGTGTTTGCGTCACCAACAACAGATGTAGTTGCTCCTCCTAACACATAAGCTGGGAAGCCTGTGGATGGTGCAGTAAGCGGTGAATTGTTTAAATAAAATATTTTGTTTTGATTAACTCTTTCTACTTCAACAATACCTGTTGTATTAAATATACCATAACTATTTCCTATAGTTGCTGCTACTCCAAAAGGCGAGTATGATAATGTAAGTTGAGTTTCACTATCAACACTTATAACAAACGCACTAAATCCTGAGTAGCTTGATGAAGCTGTAGTGTTTACTACTTGTTGTCCTACCTTCACTCCACTAGACACAAATGTAGCTGCTGTATCAGTTAATGTGTTTACGCCTGCCGCAGTGCTTGTTCCTGATGTTATTTGAGTTGGAAAATAGTTTACCTTATTAATTAAATAATAATCGCTAGGTAAATTAAATAAATTAGCTCCTTGTTGAGCTAAACTTCTAGTAACTGAAAAACTATCAATTACCTCAACCAATCCTTTTACAATATCAGCATATCCTGATCCTGAAAGCCTTTGGTTTTCTTTATTAGTCCAAGCATTGTATTGATAAAAATAATCTTCAAACAAATCCATTTGCGCTTGTTGCGCATATAAATTAAAATCTTGCGGAGATATATATCCGTAATTATTTTTATTAGCTATAGCAAGCACGGTATTTCTAACAGAGTTTATCATGTTAAATTCTTTTTACAAATATAGTCAAAAAAAAAGAGGTCACTTTTTTTGTAACCTCTGATTTTTAATAAGTAAAAAAACTTATGTTTGTAATGAAGCAGCTTTTACACCTGTCACAATCGCAGTGATTTTAGAAGGTGGGGTACCAGATGCAGCACTCTTAGGGTATCCTCCTGGAGTGTAAACTGGTTGTTGCCATGAAAGCTGAAGCGATGTTTCTACCGCATCATTTAAGAAATCTTTCCATAAATGAGAATTAGCCACAATTGCATCATGAGTAATTTGTAAAGACTGCACTACATTAGTTTCAGCTGGCACTGTAGCCGAACCGTCATTAGCAATAGCATATCCTGCTTGTGCAGAAGAAATACTATTGTAGAAAATGTTAACTTGTGTTGTACTTTCTTGTTTAATCTCCACGATTCCGTTCACGGGGATTAGTTTATATCCAGCATCTTGTCCAGTGCCTGATATAAGTAGTTTAATAAATTTTTCCATAGGTAATAATGTTAATGGGTTAATAAAGCACAAAGATACGCTTTCTATTTATCTTTTTTTAAGCGCTTCTTGAGGTACTTATAAGCCTCTAAACCATCGTCACTTTGTAAGTAGGCGCTTATAGAATTGTAAGGATCCTCATTAAAAGGAACACTCATCATTTTCTTTTTGTTGCCAGGTAAATTATAATAAACATCTCTTCTGTTATTTCTAAACGACAACCAGTTATTATCAATAAACAAATGAACTTCGTTTTGTAATTCTAATAACGGATCGTTTACAATGTCAATTAATTCTTCAGGATTATTTTTAGCATACACTAAAATATCTCTTTTTAATTCCGGTATAGTCATGGAGTTGACCGATGCTCCCATTAAAATTCTACTTACAGAAAGTAATTTTTCTGTTGATAAATTTTTAGCCAAAACTTGTGCGTCTATAGTTAACTCTACTGAAGCTAATTCTTCTGACGCATCTTTTGCGTTGTCTACTTCTTCAAATACCATTCCATTGCCTGGATGATAGTGTAAGAATTGTTGTAATACTTGATTTTCTCTTTGTACAACCAACATACCGTCTTCAAATACAATAGGCTCTAAAATAGCATTACCATCTTGCTCGTCTTCAAATGGAGTTTTTTGGTTTCTTGCATATCTTAAAGGCCTGTTTACACCTTGATCTTCATCAAAGTATAATAAAGGTGATCTGTTTGAATGTCTTGAGGATAGCATATAAGACAAAGGTCTTTCAGATCTTTTAAGTCTATACGCTTTAGTTTTAAGGGGTGTAGTGTTTTTCATTATAATATAATTTAATTTGATTTAATAATAATAAATATTACCCCCGTCTTAACAACGAGGGTAAAATTTATGTAACAATTTAGTCTTGGAATAAGAAGAAGTTGTTTGCACCTAAAGTACATACAGCTCTTTCAGACAGGAAGTTTACTTCCATTGCATCCAAGTCAGAAGTTCTTGCTCCACCAGCTGAACCAGTGATCCAAGTTTTGTATCTTCTGTCTTCAGTTTCTGAAGCTCTATATCTAACATGTAAGAAAGGTCTCTTAGCGTTCTTACCTAAGATCTGATCGTATACAGTAGTTGAACCAGCTGGTACTAATAGACCATTGATTGCTCCACCAACAACGTCACCTCTCATTGTAGGATCGTTAAGGTATTTCCAGTCAGACTTATAGAAATCATAACCTCTTCTAAATCCTGTAAATCCAAGATTTAAAGCCATGTCTTTATCATTGTCGAAAAGAGCATAAGATGTACCACCCGCTCCGTAAGAGTTTTGAGCAGCAAGCATATCGTCAATATCAAAAGAGAATTCTCTGTTTACGAAAATTACGTTTTCTTCAATTGAACCTTGCTTATCTAGTCTTTGGATAATGCTATCAAACTGAGAAAGTGTTTGTGGATTTCCTCCACCCCATACGTTTCCTCTGTTTCCTACTACATAGAATACACCGTCAGAACCATTAAGGTTTGCTAAAGATGCTCCAGCTGCTGTTCCTTGTAAAAGGTCACCAGCACCAGATCCAGCATCAGCAGGAACTGCTTCTAGCATTGCTGTTTCTAAATAGTCCTCGAATCTTAATCTAGTGTCATGCTCAGACTTTAAATACCATAAGTATCCGCTTACGCCGTCTTCACCTGAAACTTCAATCCATCCGATTTGAGCCATATCAGAACCAGAAACAGAATATTTGTCTTTGATAATAATTGGCTTGTTGTCGAAAATTAAGTCATCAGATTCGTTAGAACCAACCATTCCGTTTGTTCCTTTATTGAATTCTGATCCATATATAAATATATCACATTCTACACCAGCTGCCACTGCTTGACCGCCAGCTTCATAGTAAGCTATCTCTACTGTTTGAGCTCCACCAGCTGCTGAAGCTGTTTTTACAATACCTTTGTTAGATAAGTTAGAACCAGGAGTTTTGTCACTGATCATAACTGTTTGTCCAACTCTTAAAGCTGATGTGTTTTGTGATCCTAGCGCTGGATTAAAGTTAGCGTTAGGAATAGTCCATGTTCCTTCAGGTTGCGCTGCCGCTTGTCCTGAAGTACATCCTGTGTACTTAATGTGTAGTCTTCCTTGCTCTGCCCATTTAATAAGGTCAGAGTTAGAAGGCATTTCTGCACCAACCATTCTAAGGAAAGATGCAATTGTTCTGTTACCATATCTTTCAAATTCTTTTTCATAAGTATCAGGTAGATACTGATTTAAGAAATCAAAATTATTGATGTAGTTTGTACTTACAGGCACTTGTTGTGCACTTGGTTGTAAGTCAAAACCTGGGGTTAAATTTACTGCCATTTTTTTTTAATTTTTTAGTTTAACTTTTTTTAATACTTCTAATTCTGAGTCCTCTTCCACTATCAACTTTTCCTACGGGCCTTATTTTCATACCGTCTTTTGAAACGGCTTGTGGAGCCTGTCTCATGTCCATATTAATGTTTTTAGATTTTCTAGTAACATTATCTACAGCGCTTGAAACACCTTGTTCGTAAAAAAACTGAGCAAACTTTTCAGGGTTCATTGCAACTGATAAAGCTTTATGATAACCTTTAGCATCTGACATTAAACCTTTTTCATCCGTATACTTATTAATAAAATTACCAATGTCTTTTTGAACATTTTTAACCTCATCAGCAGTACCCGGCTTGTAAGTAAAATTATTTTCACCAACCTTGAAATCAAAACCTTTGAATTCATTGTTAAAAACCTCGTTGGTTTTATTTAAGAAATAATCATACCTTTTTTCGTTTTGCTCCTTAACAGTTTTAGATTCATCAAGATAACTCTTATAAGCATTTAAATTTTCTTTTTGATCAGCAGATAATCCATCCCCACTTGACTCAAGAGGAACTTTATATTTATCTTTTTGTTCATTCAAAAACTTTTTCGCTTTCGCAAGTTCTCGTTTTTTCGCTAACTTAATTTTCTTAATATCTTTCGGATCGTCAATTTCTTCATCGAAATCAAACTTATCTTCAATAATATCTTGAATATCTATTGCATCTAACCCTTCTTCCGTGTTAGAGTAATAGTTAGCAAGTACAGAATTGTCATCCATAGAGTCATAGTCTTTTTGCAAATTGTAAAAATCCTGTATGTTTCTACCGGTTTCTTTTTTGTACTTTAAATACGCAGATACATCTTCAGGTAATGGTTCGTTTGCCTCTTTTTCCGCAAACAGTTCGTCAACTGAATTTATATCTTTGTTATATCTATCTTTAATATAAGAAAGAACGTTGTCATCATTTAACTCTAATGACGGAGTTTTATCTTCTACAGGTTCAGTTTTTTCTTCCTGAACAGGTTCGTTAGTGTTAACTTTTTCCACAACTTGTTCTTGTTGTGGTGTTTCTTCAAACTTTTCTTCATGCTTTTTTAGAAGTTGCTCTTCTATTTCAGCTTTGGATTTTTCTTCGACCAATCCTAGGTCTTTGACTTTTATTTCCATTTAATTAAATTTTATACAAAGTTAAACAATATTTATATTATTTTTTTAGCCTATCTCGGCTCAAACTCCGCTAGATCAAAACCATCTAAACTATCTTCGTTTGATTCAAAACTTATAGGTGGTAAGTTATTTTTACGTTGATCTATAAGTTTTGATTGCTCAGTAGACTGCTGGCTAATTCTTTTGTCTTTAGCTTTTTCTCTTTGATTCTCTCTTTCTTGCAAACCTGACTGCTCTAATCCTTTTAATTGCATTTGAAACTCAAACTCTGTTTGCATCAACTCTCTTTTTAGTTGAGCTTCGTTTTTAAGCTTCTCAATTTCAAAAGCAACATCAGCTTGTCGGTATTGTATTTTAGCTTGAGACTCCATTTGTATTTTCTGCATTTCACCTTGAGATTTAGCTTGCTGCGCTTGCATTTGCATTTGTGCTTGCATTTGTTGTTCTTGTTGTCTCTGTTGTTGTTCAGCTTCTTGTTTTTTCTTACGCTTTAATTTTAAAAGTTGATTAGCCATTTTTAAATTACTAATTTCTCGTATATCAATAGCATCTTCTAGATTTATATCTTTTTGAGATAACGCCATTTGAATATTTTGTTCGAGCATTGCTTTCTGCTCTTCGTCAGGAGCCATTTCTATAAAAATACCAAAGTCATACAAATACAAATGTTTTATATCTTCTAGTATTTTTAAATTATACTTTCCAATCTGCATAGCAAACTCATCTTTAAAATCTGCATACTCTAATATATCTGCTGTTCTTATTGATAAACACTCAGCAATTGTTCTTGTTATATATAAACTGCCTTGAAGCACATGCCTAGTTGCTGTATTAGAATTTAAAGCTGCTAATTTTTGAACACCTACTAAAGAATTAGGATCTGGTGTTGATCCGTCTCTAGCTTCATTTAATCCAGTTACTGCTCTAATCATATCTAAATAATGATTATAGTTTGCAA